TGAACTCTTCTCGTGTGACTCGGGTAGTAATCCTGTCTGCTTGAACGGATAGCTCCGCTCTGGCTAATTCCACTTCAGTACCTATCATCTTAACCGATTCAGCTATTAAGGATATCTCTCTTGCGGTTTCGGTTATACGAGTCTCATAGTGTTCTAAGTCTCCCTTGAATCCCAATAGGGTTACCCTTGCTTGGTGTGCTACCTCTGCTAACAGTTTAGCCAGTTCCGTATAGTAATTTGCGAATACTTGCGTTAACTGCTCACCGTTAACCGCTGTATCAGACAGCATGTCAGTAAACACACCAGTGGTGTTTATGTATGTGTCTATCGCTTCTTTTGAGCTAATGAAAGGTGCTGTGAGTATCTCATACTCCTGTGCTTGGGCTAGGTAACTTTGCCACTCGGATTGAATTCGTCTGTACTCTCTTCGTAACGGTAGCTTCTCTTGAGCGGTGATAACACTATCCGAGGCAATGTCTGTTAGGATTCTGTTTGCATTTCTGGCTAGTATGCTTGCCCCTTCTGCTTCGGATGATGCCCTAACTGCGTCTAAGCCCGCTTCAATAGCTACTCTAGCTGTTTCGTCCAAAGCCGTCTTCAAGTGAGAGAATACTGCATATAGAAGATTCCCTCTGGCGTTAAAGTAGTTTTGGAAATGGGTTAAGAAGGTAGCTCGGACTACATTGGAACTAACTTCCAAATCTACTAGTAAAGGCTCCAAGTAAACCTGTAGTGCGTTGTAGGCATTTTGGTAAGGGGTGTGTTCTACCTCTGCCATCTCTGCTTGCATCTTGTATCCTGGGAACTCTGCCTTAATCATGTCCCATTCCAATGCTACGACTTTCTTCTCTACGGAGGTGAGTATCCCGTCTTCGCTTAAGTCTCTCAAGGTGTTTAGAGCTACCAGTGCCCCTTCGTTTAGGCTATCAATATCTCCAGATAGGTTCTTTAGTTGAACGTCATACAAACCGGTTACTGTCTCTGTTACTCTTGTTTCTATCTGTTTAGCTGTTATCTCGAAAGTAGCCCCAAATTCTACTAATTTCCCGTCCATCTCTTCGACTCTTCGTGCGGACATTTTGATGAACTCATCTGTTTGCTTGAAGGAGGTTCCTAGTTCTCTTATTCCTTCTGTTAACCTACTGATGTCTGCATCATAGTTACCGCCTCCACCGAACCCTGCGTTACCGCTTGTCCCGTCTTGGTTGAAGAGCATGTACTTGTCTCCTGAACGAAGTAAAATCCCTTGTTCAGTGATAGCTATCTCATGGTTGTTTTCCCCTTGTCCGATAGCTTTTGAGTCTTGCTGTCTTCTAAAGCGGATGTCTCCGTCCTTAGTTAATTCGAAGTAACTTCTCCAGTCCTCCGTCTCTCGAAGAACACTCGTTCTAAAGGTTCCGTCCTGTGCGAGACTTAACATGGTTACATGGTCGTCTTCTATATAGTTTCCTTGAGTGTCTACTCGGTTGCCAACATGCCGAAATAGGATGTTTGGGGCTTTCCCACTTTTAGGTTCTATTAGTTCCCCGGAATAATAGTAAGATGAGTCTAACTCTGCGTAGTTTGAGCCTAAACCATCATCAGTCAATCCTCCAATATCTGGGTCTACGTCTGACTCCATGGATATAAAGGATTTACCTGTGAAGGATACAGTGCGGTTCCCTTCCCCATCTATGTCCTCATAGGTCAAACTAGGGTAAACAGTGAATTGGTGTTGCGTGTGTGTCTTTATCTCTTCGTCTCTAGGGTCTGCCCCTTCCACAGGGGAACGAGATAACTCTTTAGCTTCCATAATGTCACTATAGACTGAAAGGACTACAGGCACCCCTCTTCGTCCGTCTATGAATCCGACAAGGACAAGAGACCCTACCTCTACGGGTGTTGTTTGCCCGAAAGGCTTTCCAGAAGCTGTTCTACCTCCGAACTGTACAGGAAGTTTGGCTGAGAACATACCACTGTCTTCTCCAGACTTACTTATCTTAACTTTACCACTAACAGACTCCACGTCTACTGTGTTATATCTAGGGTTCACTTTTATAACTCTAGCTAAAACTAACTTGACCTGGTTCTTGTCTTCTTTCCATACTCGTTTGAATTCGTTACCTAAACTGGATTGTCTTCTCTGTGCCAAACTTATGCCTCCTCTCTATGTCTCATTACGTGTCCTTGGAAGTGGTTTCTCCACTTACCTTTAATCATGTTTCTTTTTCTTAACCCACCAGAAGGGTTGTTAGCTCCTGTACCTAGGAAGCTTATGAAATCTCCGTCCCCTATGTATATTCCAATATGCTTGTCATTATAGAAGAACAGTATGTCTCCATAAGCCAAGTCTTCATAGTCTAAGTTCGCCCCTATGTTCCCTACGGTAGTGAGGTTAAAATCATTCTTAATGGTCTGAACTGTGTGATTCTTGTTCCCACCTCTTAACTGTACCCCCGCTTTGTGATAGCACCAGTAGACAAAGGAAGCATTATCCATTGCGTAGGGTGCTTCCCCTAGAAGAGGGTTGGTATCTCTCCACCCTTCATGGATTGAGTAGATAGTTATCTGGTCTAGGAAGGTTAATGCAAAATCGGTTGCTTCTTTCGCCTGCTCAGTTGGTTGCTTCTCTTCTTCAAGTGCTCTCAGCAACTGTGTTGATATATTCGTTTCTTCTGTTCGTTGTATTAGTTGCCTGTTGCGTTCTATCTCTTCTTGTGTTTTATTATGTGGTTTGTGCATTTCGCTCATTAAGCTTCCCTCCAAGTAAACCACGTTTCAGGGTTTATCTTCTGCCCATTCACTTCCATCTCAAAGTGTAAATGGACCCCTGTAGCGGTTCCGGTTTGCCCCATAACGCCTATCTGTTCTCCGGCTGTTACGTTCTGCCCTACGGCTACGTGACTTTGTTCCAAGTGAGCGTACCGGGATAGTACCTTACCTTCTCCGTTTAAATTGCCATGGTCTATCTCTATGTACCGACCCCATCCAGAATCAAACCTTGCGGTAACGACTACCCCACTTGCCATAGCTCTGATGACGGAACTTCCTCCGGCTATATCTGTCCCTTCGTGCATTCGCCATTGCCCAGAAATTGGGTGGTATCTGTTTCCGTATCCTGAAGTCTTTACCCCTTCAGCAGGCTTTACGGTATTTGAGTTGTTGACAGTGTTTCCTAATCCGGCTCTTTCTGGGCTATCTGTTTGAGCCCCTTCCATCATATTAATCATGGTTCCGATAGATGCTTCTCCGAAGTAGCCTCCTTTGAAGTCTTGCGGGTCTCCTACTGTGTTAGTGAATCGTCCCCCGTCTAAGTCGTAGTTTGGTGAGTCTGGGTTGGTTTCAATTCGTAAGCCTCTTGTAACTCCTAGTGTTGTTGTGTACCCTTGTGTATATGTAAACTCATGTTCAACACTTTCAATGTAATACTCCCATACATCACTATTCTCTGTGTCTCTGTATAGTAGTCGGTTACCAAGTCGGTAATCTGGGTGCCCAATCACTACAATTTCCCCTTCATAGAAGTTAGGGTTATTTGAGTACCAGTTATACAGCCTCGTGGAGTATCTATCTATAAGATTACCAACGTCCGAGTCTGGAGCATTATCGTTCATAGGTGACAGGTAACTGTGTGTAACTTCTAGCATTTTGTACCCATACTTCTTGATTAAACTCGGGTGGTATTTCGGTCTGACTAAGGCGGAGGTGTTTGATACAATACTGTTTTCTGGGAATATACTGAACACTGAGTAGGCATCCATGTCTGAGTGGGCTACACTCTCTGTGATTACGTCCCTAGAGTATAGTTCATGTCTCGGCAGTCTCTTCCAGTCCTCTTCATCAAATGGTGTTCGTCTTACAACAAATTTAGCTTTCTCGTTACCTTCTTCACTTATCCATACTTCAAAGAATTTCTCACAGAAAGGTTTGGTTACTATCTCTCCTAGTAGTTGGTTAAAGGAACCTTCAAAGTTCAAGAAGGGTGTGGGGTCTTGTAGCATCTCGTCTTCAGACCAACTTGTTATTTCTGTTCGGATTCGTGTTAGGAGTTTTGTATTGTCTGTTTCGTCACTCACAAAGTTATATTCCATGTATTGCATGAACCTATCTAGCATAGCTTTAACGGTCTCTGCCACTGTCTTTCTGGATAGCTCTGCGTAGAATCCTCCGCCAGTTCCTCCAGAATCAGTACTCTCATTCTCTAACCAGCCAGTAACCCCTGTATAGGTTACTTGCCTTATGGTACTTAGTTCAAATTGAATGAATGCTTTAGCGAATGATTGTCCGGTTACTCTATACATTTTTGTGTTATCACTATAGGTACCTTCTAGTCTTACTTCTGTGACTAGTCCTATCATGATGACATCGTTTTTTACTTTGTCTTTTTTACTTAAGTCATTTGGTGTAACTTCATTTGGGTTTATTTTAAGTACGACCATATCATTCGCATTAAGTATCTTCGTCCATTCCATATCTCCGGCAAGGACAAAAGAGAAAGCTGAGGAATCATCTTCCATTGCGTTTGCAGTCGTCATACTGATGACACTTTCTGTCATAAACTTGTTCTTCAAGGATACAGATAGGTCATGGACAATATGATACTCACTGTTCTCGGTTATAAATCTTAAGTCAAATGTTGGTCTTCTTAGTACGGTTGTTGTCATTGGGTTTTCCAATCGAGTTCATCCCCTCTCTATGTAAATATAGCATACCCCTATTATACCACAAAAAACCCCTATTACTTTAATAGGGGTGTGTGTTTATGCTCTAATTCTCTCGTGCCTAAAGGTAGCTGATATGTTGTTGGAAATTACAGTTCCTATCCGTTCTGCGTCTCTTGTGGTGTCTCCTGTACCTTGATAGTTAACTGTTGTGTTCACGTTAACCTCTTGTGATGGGCTGGTATACTTCTCAGCACCCTTCATCGTGTTACCTATTTTACTCGCCCATTCTGGGTCAGTAGCGTACCCGGCTTCGTGCATCTTGGTTAAGTCTGTGTTCCCTTTGTCGTAGTAGTTTCCTCTAATCCATTTTGCTCCCTCGATGATTCCCGCTTCAGTACCCGAGTACTCGTAAGCGGAAGCATATGGTGAAGCGTCAAAGGCACCTATTCCGTACATGTTACCTTTATCTCGGGCTATGTTACTTGTACCCCACCCGGTTTCTAAGGCTGAGTGTGCTACAAGGTATCTAGGGTCTAGTCCGGATTCTTGTCCAGCTGTCATAAAGGCTTCGCCCATACCTCGCATGATTGAGTTAGCCGGTGCTTTTGAATTAATCCAATCGTTTAGTTCTTGTGCGGATAACTCATTAGACGTTGAGCCTAAGTCATGCTTAGTTATATCTGAGTTCGTCCAGTACCTTCCGTCTCCTACAGCTTTCTGCTGTCCCGAAGCTCCCCCAGAACCACCAGAAGGTAGCCCAGTTAAGAATCCTATAATGCCGTTTTGTGTAGCTGACATTTGTAGTAATCTTCTGGTTTCGGCTAGTAAGGTTTCATACTTAGATAAGTTCTTGTTCTCTTGAATGATGTTGCTGTCTCTTAGTTGTTCTGCGTGTACTCGTTGAGATACAGTAGACTTCTCTTCCTGTTCGGTTACTGAGTTGAAGTCTTCATTGACTTTGTGAGTTCCTTTAACTTTCAAGACCGCATCTGCTTGTTGTTGTAGTCTCTCTGCCTCTTCCCGTTTAGCTTTTTCTTGGGGGCTGAGTGCAGTACCTATTGCCTCGCCACCCTTACTTCCTAAGAAGTAACCTCCGATACCTCCTGCTAGCCCCCCCAAAGTAGCACCTATAGCGGTACCTATACCTGGTAGAATCGTTGTTCCGATGGTTGCTCCTAACTTACCTACGGCTACTGCTCCTGCTTTACCTCCTACTAAAGCTCCTCCGATACCTCCGGCTTGCGTGTAACCCTCTTTAACTTTATCGTCTGCGGTTGCGGTCTGGTACATTCCGTTCATTACCATTAACCAAGGAGCCACTTTTGATATCGTGCTCATAACTTTTGAAGCTCCACCTTTTAATCCTCCGGCTAGTGCCTCTCCTCCGCCTGAGAACAGTCCTCCACCTCCGGAACCTGCACCTCCTGCTCCGTATTGTGCTATTTTCTGTCCTGCGTATGGTGCTACAGTTGGTATACCTCCAGCTCCAGCCCCAGCCCCAGCTCCACCGGCACCTGCTCCGAATTTACCAAGCAGTTTAGCTATTATCGGACTACCTCCACCGAAGAGGGTTTTACTGAACATTTTGAGTCCGACTGTACCCATCATAGTACCTATAACACCGGTAAGGAAGCTCCCTATACCTGCTCCAAGACCGATAGCTATAGATGTTCCGATTGCTCGCCCGGCACTATCACTAGCCCAGTCCCCGAAGGACTCTTTCAGACTATTTATAGAGTCAATCATCGCATTATCGTTTAGTAATGAGTCCATTTTAGCTAAGTAAGCTTCTTGTGCTTGTGCGGATTGGTCTCCACTTTCCATATAGTTTGATTCTCTGGTGTCCAGTTCTCCTGCACCTATAACCTCTAATTCTTTAAGTAAAGCTTCGCCATCCGCCCCAATAGGTACCCCATCAGGGTATTTAGCAATAAAGTCTCTTAATGGCTCTACTCCAGTGCTTACTCCCGTCAAGGCTTTAAGCTGGGAAGCTATCGCTTCTGGTGAGCCGTCTGTCATAGGGGTTAAGTTTTGGAGTATTGTGTTAAAGTTCTCTGGTGAGAACCCTTGTTCTTGTATCTTCATAAACTCGTATAGCCAGTCTGTTCCCGAGAAGGCTTCGTCCGAACCTACGCCAAGTAACATTCCCATGTTTGAGAACGGGTCTGCACCTTTGATAGCATTGTCCGCTCCCATCATAAAGTCGGCTAGGTTCTCGCCTTGTAGTCCTCTATTACCTGTACCGGCTAGTACAGCCATCATTGCGTTACGTGAGTTTATTTCCTCCTCACTAGCTTCTCGTCCACGATAGATGTTATCATTTATCGCTGTTACTGCGTCTAGTTGCTCTCTTTCTCGTCCTTCCATTCCTGACGCTTTTATAGCCCCTATGAAGCCCTCCTGTACAGCTCTTGCTTGGTCTGCATCAGTTATGCCTCCGGTACTAAGTAAGCCCGATGTGAAGGCTGTGGCAGACTCTTGTCCTGCTCCAGAGAACTTAGAGAAGTCCGCTATGTTTTGCATATTACTCGTTAGGTTATCCCCGTCAATATAGCCAAGGGAGCCAAGCACAGCTTCAGAAAAGGCAATCATGTCTTGCCCTTTCCATCCTTGCGGTGCTCCTTGTTCCATATAGTCTTGCCTAATACCTCGGAAATCTGCGTTACCTGTACGGTATCCAATGTTCAAGCTATCTTCACGCATACTGTCTACTGTCTGTTTACCACTTGAGTATCTAGAACCTACCGCATACGCCATAGCTCCGGCAACAGCTAAACCGATAGCAGAAGCACGTTCAGAAACCCTACCTTGCCATTCGTCTCGGTCATGTTTCTGTCTGACGTTAGCTGTTGTGACTTCCTCTACTTGTTCTGCTAGTTTCTTAGCAGAGTCATCTAGTAAGTCTAGTGTTTTAGTTGTGCTTTGTACAACGTCTTCTGTGAGTTTGAACTCTTTTCTGAAGGCACTCATTTGGAGCTCATGTCTTATAGTCTCTTCTTCTACGGCTAAGTTATACTTCTGCTCGATTCGGTTCCTCTTTTGCAGGAGCTCTTCTAGCTCTTGAGCTTCACTTTCGGGGAATATTCCTCCGGTTTGTTCTGTCACTGCTTTTTTGGACTCCAACTCCCTTATTGGAGAGTCTATATCTCTCAGAGCTTTCCCGTACCGATTATTCATATCTTCAAGTCTATTCATGTGTTCAGTAGGAGCGGTTTCAGTCATGTTAGCGTAAATACCTGCTCCACGCTCTTTGGCTTGTTCCCGTTCATACATTATCTGGTGGCGTAGACTTCCTGGGGTGGGTGCGTCTATGGGTTGTCCACTTCGAATCTGGTCTATTGATGCTCCTTGTACGTCTTCGCTTAACAGCTCACCTGTAATTCTCTTGTATGTAGAGGCGTTATTGTTGTTAATAAATTTAGAACTCAGGGCACTTCTACCTATCCGTAATGCTTCTTGCGTTTCTGATTTTATAGACTTAGCTGTACTGTTAACAAAGTTGTGTGACCGCTCAGTGGCATTTAAGTCGTCTAAGTAGAATGAAGATTTAGGTACGGCTCTCCCTTTCCTGCCGGTAGTCCGCTCATAATTAGTTATCGCACGAGCACCTTCATTATTCATTACCATGAAGTCTTCTCTTGCTCTCTTAACTTGTTGCCTCATCGCATTTATGGATTCTTGGGCTTTTCTTTTTGTATCTGCGTCCGCTCGTGTATCATAGATAATACTTGTCTTAATCTGTATATTCTCGTCCATACTAGTCTTGAACTCTGTATACTTGATTTGTGCTTCTGTCATCTCTTTTATTAAGTTAGAGAAGTTTCTGTTTATCCCCGGGGACGCTGTCAAATTACTCGATGCTTCAGATACTTCTTTAGCTAGTTGCTTCAGTTCCGTAAAGGCTTCTTTCGCCTTTTGATTATCCGCACCTATCTGAAAATTAAATACATCTCTTTCTGCCATGTGAGTCTGTCACCTCCTTCTTTAAATATAGAAGTCGTCATCATCTTCGCCATCGAATAGGTCAATAGCTTCCTTGATTGTATCTACTTCTGTTGGTTTTAAGTTTATTTGTCCTTCTCGTTTGGGTGCTTCTACTCCGTTAGCTTTTGCTTTCTCTAATTCTGCAACCTCATCATATACAGCTTGTAGTCTGTCTTCTATGTAATTGTCTACTTGCATCTGTTTGGCTAACTTACCGCCTGACTCTAAGAACTGGTTGTATTCTTCGGTTGACTTGAATCTCTCTTTTGCTTTTTGCATGGATTCTTTTCCAACTAGCTCATTCACTTGGTTAGCAATGTTACTCTCGTCATGGTACTCTTTAAGGGCAACAAAGTCTTCCATAGGCACATTCCAGAATGAGTCGTCTTCATCTTCATAGTGATTCTTAGAATTGAGCCCTTTCATTGCTCTCTCTTCTTCTTTCCTATCAAGAATCATACTCTCAAGAATAAATCCTATCTGGTCGTTAGAAAGGTTTTGGAACCTTTCGTCTGTAGGTAGGACATTGAACTTCTCCATTATCCGCCACAGATTCCTTGCATAAGGTTTTTTAGCGAGAACCCTAACTCCCCCTTGCTCCTGTACAATTTTAGTATCGAAAGGAGTCTAACCAGTCCCTGTAGTCCTCTCCTATCATGACTAGTAAGTTCATGTTGTAGATGTCTTCGTCATTCGCTAAAAAGTCTGGTACTTTTTTACCGCATACACGTAATGTAGCTAACGTAGTATATGCTAGGATAATGGAATCTGCCATGAATCGTCCTAACCCGTCAAAATATAGAGCTGTCTTCGCATGAATCTTAGCTTGTTCTAGTGCGTTAGGGTGTTTGATTTCGATATCAAATTCTAAACCTAACTCGTCTATCTTATAATGCTTTTTAAATAAATCGTTTTTACCTACTAATACTCGGTTAATCGCTTCTGTATCTTTACTTGTCTCTACCTCTTCTGCTGTTACTGCTTGCATATCTTTCTCTTTATCTACCATTTTTTACTCTCCCTTTTGTAGTGATGTCTCTCTACTAGTATAATGTAGCACACCTCTATTATAACATAAACTACTTAAACGGTAGGATTAAAAAAAAATAACCCCTCAAGTAGAGGGGTTTAATCTATGTAACTTTATCTAACGCTTCGTGCTTCTAAGTAAGAGAATTCTGCATCCTCAGTCGATACTTGACCTTCTGCGAATGATTCACTTGTACTGTTTGCAGAGCATCCACGATACGCTACAATTACTTGGTTAGTTAAGTTATCCATAACGACTATATCAATTACGTCTCTTTGAAGAATGTCTTCACCTAGAGCTGTTAAACCTAATTGGTCTAATGATTCAGTCTTCATACGCATACGGGATAAGGAGATTGACCCTTCATATCGTAAGTATACGTGCTCTTGTGGCATGATACTACCGATTTCGTGTACTGCTTCCGTACCGTAGCTTCGTGTGCCGTCAATACTTTGTGCTCTACCGATTACACGTCCGTTAACCATAAGGTAGACTGTATTACCTGAATGGACTTTTTGATTAGCTTGTGTAGCCATTTAACGATTCCTCCTATCATAATTGCTAAGGGGCTAGTAGCCCCTCTATGTGTTTTAGTTACTTGATAGTACTTGTTGTCTGTAGACAAGCGATACATTAATCTTCTTAAGACTTCTGATTGGGAAGATAACTAGTGAGATGTCTGCTACTTCACCATCAATGACGACTTGTACATCTTCTGGGTTGTAGTCTTGAATCTCGTTATCTCTCTTCTTCTGGTCTAAGAATGATTGGATTGAGTTTTTAATCAATGAAGCTGATACGTTTCTTGCTTGAGTTCCGATGAAGTTCTCATCTAAGTGAATCTTCAACTCAGAAACTAAGAAGTCGTTCGCTTCCCCTACAGCCATCTGGTTTCTAACAGGGTCTGATTTATCATTGTAAGTTGTGACATCGTCTACGATACGGAACTTAGTTGCTGTTCTGTTACGTACGAACTCTGCCATGATAACTCCACCTGAGTTAAGTGCGTCTAGTTGACCGCCATCATAGATAGTTGACAACTCGTTAATAGCAATTTGTTTGAAGGTAATGGCTTCACCGATACCTAATCCACTTGCTAATCCTGCAACTTGTGAAGCGTACATGTAGGCTGGAATTTCTTTTACAACTCCGCTTTCTAGTGTCTTGCTTCCACTAAATCCTACTAAGCTTGCTCGTCCGTCACGTAAACCTGAAGCTCGTGCAAGTAACTGTTCTGGAGTTTCATCCATTCCTGCTCCTACAATAGCTCTCATTGGGTCTCCATTATCTGAACGCTCTTTAACAAAGGCTAGTGCCTCTGCATGTACAGCTTGTTTGCCGGTAAGTGGAACTAAGTAGAATCCGCCTTCGTTAGCGAATCTTTGCATCTTAGCATACCAAGTTTCAGGAACGACTCCATCATCTCCGCCTACCAAGTTAGTTAATCCGAAGTCAGCCAAGTCTCCTTGTCCTGTAACTTCTACTCTAACATACTCGTCAAAACGTAGCTGTCTTTCTAGGTCAGCTAGGAATCCTGTTACTTGAACTCCGCTTGCTGTTACTGGAGTTAATGCTAGTGCATCCAACTCACCAGTGTTAATGTTTTTGTCTGCTCCACCTGGCATAACAGCAGTGAACCCATTAACAGAGTTGATAGCATTTGCTAGGATGTTGGCTTTTTCATAACGTCCTCCACCTAAGTTGAATGAAGTTACAGAAGCTGTCAGTGCGTCAGCCCCTACGTGAAGTGTTAGCTGGTTGTTTACGATTTCGATTCCTGCGTAAGCTTCGTTACCATCATAAGTTACTGTAAAGATAGTACCTAAGTTACGGTAAACATACTCGTAGTCGTCTGGTGCAAAAGATACCGTTAAGTTACGGGTAGTGATTCCTGCCAGTTCTTCTGTTTCCACCTCTACTTGAATCTGGTTAGCTTCATTACCGAATAGGCGAGAGTGGAATACCACATTACCTTTTTCTAGTTTTGCTCCTTGAGCGTCCTCAACACGCATTGCCAGGATGTCTCCTGCTCCTGCCGATTCGCTTGAAGGGTTCCATGCTAGTTCTAATGCGTCTAACAATTCACCTTCACGGAACAGTTGTTTAGCTTGGATATAGTTGCGTACACGGTACACAGTGTTAGGTTGTCCACCTTTAGCTGAACCGATAAGCATGACAAGTTTATCTGAACCAGAAGAAGCCCCAGTAATAGCAGAAGTGTCTACTTTGATATTAGTGTGTGGTCTGTCGATTGGTCGTCTTGGAAATAATTCTGTTGCCATTTATTTAACCTACTTTCTTTCCGGTGTATTTTTCTAAATAAGGTACAAAGTCGTTTAGACTTTTAGCATAATGATTTCCTGTCATGTATGCCTTAAACCCTTTAGCCTGAGCATCGCTCAAATCAATTCGGATTCGGATTGCTTCTATAAAACTATCTATATGGACTAGTTTCTTTGGCTTCTTATTAGTTTTTGGTTTTTTCTTCGTTTCTTTTTTATCGGGTGCTTCTTCTTTTTGTTTCTTAACCTCTTCAATAGCGTTAGCTACTTCAAGTTCTTTTTGCTCTTCTTTACTCAATGCTATCTAACCCCCTTAGTATTACTGATGTTAACTTCTGAGTTAGGTCGTAATCTACTGAGTAGGTTACTACGTACTCTATAGTCAAAGGTCGTCCAAATGCTAAACGGTCAGCGTCCGTTACTATGTCCATCATTCTTCCGAATGTTAGTTTCTGTAGTAGGAACCCTGTCTTCTCTTCCCGGTTGTCGAGCATAATAATCATGATAACTTTTAGTATTGCATCCAAGCACCTAGCCGTATCCATATTCGTACTCACTGGAGTAACTTCTATTTCTTCGTTCGAGGTATAGCCTCTTTGCAATCCTACAGGGTCTTCTTCTTCGCCCGAATCGACTTTACTTAAGTAATGTATTCCGACCTGTAAGCCAACCAATCGTTCATTACCTGATTTTCGGAAGTTGATTCTATTACCCTCTATCGTTAGGTTATCTTGCTCAGAGAATGAGAGATTATCTGCACTATGGAATAGCCCTACTAACTGAGAGAGTTCGATGTATAATCTGTCTCCTCCGTCCATTATGACTGAGTGCTCGAATGCTTCTTCCCCTTCTCTGAAGGTGAACGTCCCTTCTACAGAGCCGAGTGAACGTGAAGTTTCATGACCTGAGCCCATCTGTACGACATACCTAGCATCGAATGTCTCTTTAACACCGGGGAACTGATAGCTGACTTCAACCTCTTTTTTTGGTCTGTCTCCTGCGTAGGTTTTTATAAAGTTCGTTCGTGCTTTTTCATCAATTCCTGCTAAGGCTTGTGCTAAGATATCCGGGTGCTTTAAAATAGCTTTGATATTTCGCTCTAGTTGATGATAAACATACGTATCTACACTGGGTATCATCAGTTCCCCTCCCTTGTTTGCCTGCTATTAATATAGCATACCTATTACTAAATGATACTAAACTGTGGGACTATTTAGTCCCTCTCTTCACTGCACGGATAATTTTTCTTATTCGTGTACTTAGGTTCTCTTCTTTTGCTTTTCCTCTGTTTATTATCCAACTGTTAGCCGGTGATTTATCACTAACTACCCTGAAGGCGGTATAGATGTTTCCTCGTCCAGTTGGGTTAGGTTGTACATAAAGGTTGTTAGACCTTGGTGTGTAGTTTAACTCGGCTATAGGTGATACCTGGTTTCTGTCGTACAGGTAATCACTCACTATCGTTCTGTTTGTTTCTCCTCCCGCCTTCTCTCTAACATCGTCATAGAGTTTCCTAGACATCTTCTGCGTGTAGGATGCTTTCTTAGAATGGGTGGAGTAGCGTCTGATTGGTACGATTAACGACCACCCTCCATTCGCATTCTTTTTCGCATTCGGTGACCTACGGAAATAAGGCTTCAAATCTACAGGTCTATCTGTCGGGAACCTGTCGTCTTGCGGGTCTACTTCTTTTGTTACCCTTACGCCTTTGGTCTTCCCTTTGTCTTCCTTCTTTACCTTTACTCCTGGCTCTTTGGCTAACGCCTGAGATAAGGCTTTGTGGTGTCTATTTCTTATGTCTTCTGCTATTCTGTCCTTTGTCTTATCGACTCTCTTTTGAAAATCATCGAACAAGTCCAGGTTGTTCTTAGCCATTTAGAGCACCACCAAAGAATCCTCCCGTACTCATTATACGTTTCGGGTCATCTTGTAACTCAGTTGGTACATCGTCTTCGTCCATTGTGAGTGGTGTAGGGTTGACCCATGCGTCCTCTCGCTTTAGTAAGAGTTTCTTTGGCATTTTCTCTAACTTCTCAGTCGGATTACCTTTTTGAGTATACTGTATTCTACTCTCTTTCAGTAGGTCGATTACGATATACCTAAGTATGGTTTCTATGTTGAGTGATATGTTTTGTCCTTTTAGTTTAGCCTTCGGGAAGAATAAATTCTTCTCTTCATCGAATGTATAGTCATCATCTTCATAGAGGATTTCTCCCCCATCGGTGATGACATAAGTTAGTTTATTCACATCGTAAGCTAACCACATACCATTCTCTATTCTTCTTTGGGTTACATCAAACAACATAGAGTGCTGTACATCTACTTCTGGTAATGTTATACGGTCCCTAAAGGTTATCTTAGATTCTGGTAGGGTTGTTCCTATAGCGGTTCCTGAGTCATACAAACCTATGTCAGTGTTATTTGTTGACCGCTCTTGACTCTGTATACCTAGCATTGTCTTTTTGGCGGGTAGGTAAGCTATACCTCTCCCGTGACATATAGGGCATAGTGTATCCGGTGCATTCGTCATCCGGTTCCTACAAGGACAAAGATAACTCTTTTCCCAGAGAATGTTCACTCCCCTGTCTTGGATTAACTTTGTTTGCTTATCAACACTAAACTCTAATCTATTTCCGCCTACTTTGTGTCTTGGCTTCTCATCACTATGAAATCGTGTAGGTTCCATTTGTTCACCTCCCTATTTATATGGATATAAAGTTACTTCCGAAGTAACTTCTCAGGGTTGCTTCTAACTCTTTAATATCCTCGTTTATCTGGTTAATATCAGCGGACACTGCTCCGTACATTGCTGATTGGGTTGTCCCCATACTTTCACTGATTCCGTCCATAGATAATGACGTATGAGCGAGTCCTGGTTGCACTAACAGTCTCCCCCACATTTGGAAAATCTCTCTGACTGCTATTTTCAGTACCAGTTTCTCAAGTGTTGCTGGCATTTCCCATTGCTTGTTATACATGGCATTCTTTCTCGGCAATAGCCCTGCTATGTAGTCTATCTCAATCATCTGTGGTGCGAACCCTGGAGAAGTTCCTGGTCTGGATGCGTACACCATTGGGAATGGTTGCCCTGTTGGACTCACTGCCCCCATTGAGTTAGATGCTTGCATTAATGGGCTTGGAAGTACCTCAATGTGACCTGATAAGTTGTACACGTTCCACCAGTCACGGGGATAGTTATACAAGTCTCGCCCATTCATACCTAAACTGAATTTTTCTACCTGAATAATTGGTCTCTTAAACACATGTGTATACACATAACTATTAAACTCTTCCGAGTGGAAGTCATGGTACTCTCTTTCCTGTCTAGGGAAGATAGCTATGTCTAGTAAATGCTCTGCTTGCGTAACTGCATTCTCTAGGGTGTGTTGGTAGAATTCGTCTCCGATAGGTTCTCCCGTTTTAGGGTCTACTACATCTAACCCGTACATATATGCTTTCACGCTTGCAGGGGTCAGGTTGTAATCCGCCATCGTTAACGTCTCCAAGTCTTCAGGGGTTACTAATTTAGGGTTCTTTTCTCTTCTTTCGTACATGGTCTTGCCCCCTTAGTTGGTCTTACTTATCTTCTTTTTCCTCTTTTGCTTTTGTTGTTTTGGCTGTTGATTTTCTAGGTGCTTTCTTCTTGGCTGGTGTTGTTTCTGCTGGTTTAGGGTTAGTCTTAGGGTCTTCTACTTTATCCTCTGCTTGAGCATTCTCTTGTACTGCTTCTTGTTCTTCTTTAATCGCTTCTTCTTTCTCACGCTCTTGTTTAGCTAACTCTTCTTCTTCCTTAGCCAACGCTTCCTGCTTCTTCTTTTCTGCGTTCTCATCAACGAAGTGGAATCCATTCAGTTTACCTAGACTCTTTTGCTGTGCTTCCGTTAGGTCTTTACTTTCCCCATTCTCATCGAATGTAATCTTCCCTAGGTGTGTAGCTACCTCTGTATTCTTTAGTGCGTCATGTCTTAGCATAATTTACTCTCTCCTCTTTATTTTTTGTTTTCCTTACTCTATTATACCATGTTATCCAATATGTCCTCGATGTTGTTGTAGTCGTCCCTAATCTCTATTAATTTCATCCTGCTGTGCATATAAAATAGAAAAAAGAGGTGAGAGGTAATAATCTACCTCTCACCTCTTATAAGGCTATACTTTATTTTTCTTATGTATATTAGTTACGAATTCCAGCACTATGTGGGTTTGCAACAGGAATATACTTAACGTTTTTAATACGAACCCATTTCTTAGGTGCTCTGAGGGCGAGGGCTCCATACCAAAGTACTGAGAATGTTACAGTAGCATTCATTTGTGCTAAAGGTAATCTCATCATTGGTAGTAATTCGAATAGGTGAACAACACTCGGTGTCATTTCGCCTAAGAATACGTCTGCTGTTTCCGGCATAGTTTCGTTCTTATCTACGAAAGTGATAACTCCGAATTCGTTAGCATCACGCATTCCAACTCGCTCTAGTAAGTAGAACTCACCAGTTTCTTTACCTTCACGGTAAATGTTTACGAATTGTGGACGTTCAGCCATACCTTGAACAGTGATTTCTAGTTTAATTCCGTCAGTCTTGTTAACTACTGTAGCTATAATTGCGTCAGATGGTGCAGATTGTCCTTCATCTGAGAATACTACAACTTTGTAAGCGTGAGCTCCTAAGTCTACTTCACGGAATTTACCATTAACGCCTACTTCTGCTGTAGCTACAACTTTAGGTGCACGAGGTGCGTAAGGCATTGGGATGTAAGACTCATCTAAGATGTTGTCTAATTCCATTACTGTTGAACCGTGCAACTTGATTAGTCCACGAGAAGAACGGAATGCGTCTACACCGAAGCCTAATGTCATGTCTCCAGAGTTGTTATCACGCATTAATTGAGTTTGACGGTTAACGTACTGGTTAATGAAGTCAGCGTGTACACCGATTGGCATATAAGCGTCAGTCGCAGTTCCGTAACCTTTACCAACTAATACTGAAGCATAGTTAAGTAGTTCTTCTGTTAGTGATTCACCACGAGCGTCAATGACGTTCTCTTTAGCAATCAACTTAGCTAAACCTGTGAACTCTACTCCGTTGTCGTTGTCTGATGGGTCATCTGATAATGAACCGTCTCCGTAGAATGAAGCCCATTCGATTGTTTTAGCAACAACCGCAATAGCATCGTCTGTTTGGATACGAGCAGGGTCTTTAATGTTGTTTACTAATGTTGATGCAATAGAGATTTGTTTTGTATCTGATACGAATTTCATACGTACAGATTGTTTTCTGATGTGTGGGTCGTTCTTAGTAGCTACATCAATTTCACGAACGAAACGAGAGTGACCTACTCGACCATTACGTGTTTGGATAGCATACTGTGCAACAGTTGACTCAGAAGGTATTTTAGTGATATCACGGAAGAACTGTAAGTCAGCCTCTGTCCATGTAAGTGTTGCGATTTGGTCTTCCAAGAATTCTCTACGTAAAGCAGAACCGTCTTGTTGGTCGGCAGGATTGATAGCATAGCCAGTTGTCAAAGTTTTAGAAGCTTCTTCTTGGAACTTATCCAGAGCTGAAAGCTGTGCCGGGTTTAATTTATCCGTCATTCTGTTTATCTCCTTTGTGTTTTCTTATTTTTATAGTAATGTCTACCTATTTATTATACCACATATATGTAATATAACTTTTTTCCTTGTAAAGGGAGAGGGGCTCTAGGGTAGTAGCCCCATTGTTTACAGAAGATAGTATGTTGTCATACCTCTTTATTACCCTATCTATAATATAGCACAAGTATTCAACTTTTAACCTTTATACACGACTAATTAGTTATGTTTGCTTACTTGTTGATATATTCGTAAAGACTAGCTAGTGCATATTCAGAAGCATTACCTTCAGAAGCGTCTAAGAACGCTTGTCTATAGGAATCTACATCACGTCTTGGTAGTCCATCTGTTCTAAGGTCTTGTTGGAATTTCTCCATGAACTTTTGACTATGTTGTGTATAAACAAATGTTTCTGGTTGTGCTTCCCCGTCATTGTTATGGTCTTCTTCTACCGCAACTTCAGCTTCAGGAGCCATGTTCTTCGAAGCGTAGCCAACTGCTTTGTCTTCAACTTCGTCTTCGTCTGTTTCGTCTTGAAGAATACTCTTAGATGTAGTTTCTTCTTCAACCGTAACTTGCTCAAGTTTTGCATTTAACGTTTCAACTTGTGCTTTCAACTCTGTGATAGTTGCCATCATTGCATTTTGTCCTTGTACACTTTGTTGATAGGATTTAAGTACTACGCCAATTAAACCTTCCATGTCAGTTAGTTCATCTTCCGATTTCTTAACTTGTTCGGTTTTCTTTTTGTCGTCTTTCTTTGGTTTACGAGGCTTACCTTGGTCTGTCTCGTCTCCGTCCTCTTTAGGGTCGTTGTCTTTATCTTTCAGTGAATCTTTTACATCTTCATCTGTTTCTTTTTCTTTATCTTTTTGGTCTTTCTTAGGGGCTACTTTAGCTTTCTCTACAGGCTCTTCTACTGACTTCTCAGCTTCTTCGACCTCTTCGTCTGCTTTTGTATGCTCTTCGGATTTGTCTCCCTCTTCTACTGACTTCTCAGCTTCTTCGACCTCTTCGTCTGCTTTTGTATGCTCTTCGGATTTGTCTCCCTCTTCTACTGACTTCTCAGCTTTTTCAGCATCTTCGGTAGCTTCGTCTGCTTCTACTTGAGCTTCTTGGGCTGTTACACTACCAGGTGCGTCTTCGGCTTTAGGTGCTTCTACAAACTCACCTTCAGATTTAGCTTCTCCTGGTTGTTCAACAGGTTCTGTGTGCTCTGTGACATTCTTTAACGCTTCTTCTTGTTCTTGTTGCGTTTTATCAAACTCATTGATTACGTCTTTGATATTCAAAGGTTTGTTCCTCCTTTAGATTCTAATTCTGTTATAAATGCTTCCGCATCTTTCCTTGATAACCCTCTGCTTAACTGAAGCATTATAATCGAAGCTTCTTTGCTGTTTCTTCCTGACTCATCTAGATACTCAGACGTTTGTGTCCACAATTCGTTGTACTCTGTTGGATTTCCAATCTTATAAGTATAAGACAAGTTAGTTATTGCTTGTGCTAAGTGCTCTCTACGTAATGCAGAGCCGTTTACTTGAGCACCTGGGTCGGTTTCGTGACCTGTTGTCCATGATTTCATAAACATATCCCACGTAGCTTTTGGATTAGCGGGGCTCTTTGTGATAGCTACGTTCCGAATGACTAACTCTTCGATGATTCGGTTATCTCGGTCATTACGTTTACGTATCCCACCTTCGATAGAGAATCCTAGTTGTCGGTTGATTCCAGATTTCTTAATATTCTTGGCTAAATCCCATATATCTTTAGCATATTTATTATGCTGAAGTAACTTAGCCTCAACGAATAATCCTCTTTCAAAATCTATGTAACAAGCGTCTGTAGGTACTCCGATAGCATACTCGGCATCTTGCTTGTGTTCGTAGTTTATCCACCCATGTTTCTTGAAGTATTCAATATCTATTCCTGCCGGTTGTACTATGTCTCCTTGGAGGTCTAGGTCTGGTGTAGAGGCGTATCCTCGTACATACCATTCTTTCCCTTTTCCTTCTTGGTCTGATTTTCTAACCGAACCTTCGATATCCATAGGTATAAATATATCGAATTTTACGTCTTCCAATTTGTAACCCCCTTTACTCATGACAAACATATGTTTCCTGCCTTTAATATAGCATAACTGAGTTGTTACTCATTTTGCTGTTTGCCGGCTTGACCCATAGAGTTGGTGTTTTCTACGTCTTTGGATTGCCCATCTTTTCCTACGTTAGATAGTGTGCCTTTGCCGTTTACTTTTTTGGAGTTACCTGCTAATCCCTGTTGAAGGTCTTGGAATGAGATACCCATACTTTCATTGTCTTCTGGATTACCTCCTGTTGACTCCATTAACCTGTTTAATCTATCTTGCTGTCTTTGGTACTTGATTTGGTCTTCTTGAAGTATCTGTCCGATTCTCTGGATTAATACTCCGTCTAGTGGTACATCTCCGCCCACTACGTTTCCTGGTAAGCCTAATTCTTCTCTGACTTCGTTAACTGTCATAGCTATCTTAGCCTTTTCACCTAGGATTAGTATTTTCTCCATTTCTGTAGAAGTATCTCCTCCTACGAATTGGAATATGTATTCGTCACTAAACTCTGATACAATAAAGTCATTCACTGTATCGGATATGAATTTAAGTAAAGGTAGTAACCCTTTGTTCTGTGACGCTTGTAACTTCTGTGCGGAGTTCCCTTCATTAAGTGACGCTCCTTTTGAACCTGTTGCTCCTCCGTTGTTAGGGAAGTTAATCTCGGCAGGGTCAATCTGGTATAGAGAAGAGATGACGTTAATAAGATAATTTAACCATTTTTCGAATTCCATGTCTCGTGCAGAAGGTGTCATGTTTACGAACTTAACATCCTCTGCGGATACAACAGGAATCTGCCATGAGCCGTTAACCCCTCTTAGTGAGTTCTTCCACTCTCTTTTAAACATATCTAAAGCATGTTGGGATTGGTTCTGGTCTGCTTTAATCTGTAGGATTCCTCGTGTCGTTCCTCCGTGTGAGAAGAACCTATCATTAAACTTTTCGGTGTTTTCGTGTGCGATAAATTGTCTTAGTGCAATCTCTAGTTCAGGATACCCGTACCCAGCTACTTCTATATCTGTTCTAGGGTTTCGGATAGCGAACGCCATTTCCCTGTCCGTAAACTTAGCTACTACTTTAGAATCCATGACCTGTACGTATCGGTAACCGTCTTTCAACAGTTTTCCGTCCCTGTCTGTAGCTCTATATATTGTGCTAGGGTCTTTTGGTACAAACCTGACAAACTGCCCTCCTTTAGAGAAGACTTTTTCGAAGTTAACTTGGTCGTATCTAAATGTATCTCTCACTGTCTTTCTAACGAACGTATTGAAGTTCCCTCTGGACACATCTTTAGTAGAACCAGTCTGAAGGATAAATTTCTCTATCCTCTCCATCTCTTCTTTTTGTGTTACTGAGGGTTTCTTATTGATGTCCTTTAGTCTTACTTGGAAGCCTATCCCTTTCTCGGAATACCGTGCCGGCTCACAATACATGGACACTTGGTTTGCTCGGGTGTTGATTATTGCATTAAGTATGATGTTATTACTAAAGGCTTTAAGTACTTCGTGAAGCTCTCTACCGTTCCCTTGGTGAGGTCTACTCTTGAACTCTGGGTTAGTACTCATGAAGCCTATTAACGGTTCCGAGTACGCCAGCTCTTTACCTCCCATAGCTTTACTTGTTTGCTCTTCGCCTTCTTTCGACTTTGTAGAGTCTTGTATAGCCCTAATTGCTATATGGTAGTCTTGGCTGTCTCTTAAATCATCTACAGCCATATAGGTAGTTGTGCCGGTGTCTACCCCTAGTAACCTCATACGTATCTTATCGAATCTATTAGCCAGTGTGTTTCACCTCTCTATACATAAAACTCGATTGTGTCTTGTCCTAGGAATGTCTCTCCTTCGGGCAATTTACGAATTTCTTTTTTTGGGTCTTCTTGAAATAAAAATATTTTTCTACTCTCTACTACTATCTGATAGTCTTCTGTTACCAGTTCATTCTCTCTGTCTAGCATTAGGACTTTTTCTGAGTCTGTGATGTATAGGATGCGGTATTTCTTCTGGTCTATTGCACAAAAGATGTTCACATTTTTCCCTTCACTAAGATTGTAGTAATCTATAATCTTTATCCACTCGTTCTTACAACCTCCTACACGGGCTACCTCTTTCGCTTGCTCCCATATCAGGTCATCACCATATGTCAATTTAACACATCCTTTTAGTCACTCATAAGTTTATTATACCACAAATACCCTCTTGTATTAATATAGCATAAAGTATCAAGTACTTAGTTGGTAAAAAAGAAGAGAGCCTTAGTTAGGGCTCTCTTTTGTTCTTTTATCTTGTTATATCGTGGGTTCTTACCCATGATACGATTTCTCGTAGTAACACTCTTCCGTTAGCTACTTGTTGTATCGTGTACGTTCTTCCTTTAACACTATTTGGGATAGTTTGTCCGGTGTAGTACGTTCGTGCTGACTGCTTAATCTTAACCTTGTCCCCAACTCTGTACGGTGCCGGGCTTGATTTAGGTGCAGTTGCTGTACCTGCTCGGGATACATCTCCAACCCCTACCCATGACATAATCTCTGCCAATAAGATTCCTTGACTTCCGATTTGTCTAACCGTATAAGTTTTACCTTTAACCGATGCTGGAATTGCTTGTCCAGTAGTATATCTTTTAGCTGAGGTATTCAATACAACTTTATCTCCTACTGATATAGACACTCCAGTTGCTTTAGGAGCTGGTTTAGGTGCAGGTTTAGGTGCAGGTTTAGGAGCAGGTGCAGGACTTACAGTATTTCCTGCGATATCAGTTCGTCTCACCCATGACATAATTTCTTGTAGTAAGACTCTGTTTGTGTCTACTTGCATGATAGTATACGTCTTCCCTTTAATCGAACTAGGAATAGTCTGTCCAGTTGCGTAGGTTCTAGCAGACTGACTAATTTGTACTCTCTCTCCGACTACGAAGCGTGGAGCTGTAGTTGTTGGCTTCTGTGTCGGGATAACTGCATTTCTCTTAAGCTTAAGTGTCTCGCCCACAACAATAACATCTGGGTTACTAATGTTGTTCCACGTTGCTAAGTCTGCCATACTAATGTCGAACTCTGTTGCAATCTCACCTAACGTGTCTCCTGGTTGGATAGTATACGTATCTGGTCTAGTTAAGATAACTTCGTCTTTCTTGTCTTCTTTAACCTTGACAATTAATTTCTGTGCTGGTTTAACAATGTTACTATCTAAGTTGTTCATTCGTTTCAGGTCTTCAACGGATACACCATTCGCCTGAGCGATAGCCCATAAGGTATCTCCTGCTTTAACTGTATACGTTTCTGTGTTTGACGGTGTGATACTGTTGGTTGGGTTTTTAACCTCAACAGCTTTTCCTTTAAAGGCTGTACCTAGGAACTTAGTAATCCCTTTTGCTGTTGCTTCTGCCATGTCGGTTGTGTATTTATCTTGTTGTGAACCGAAGATAAGGTTAAAGTCACTGCTTCCCGTCATAAATCCATATTCTACTAAAACAGATGGTACGGCATCTCTACCCCATAATGCCGGTACTCTTGCCATATGTAAGTTTGTCCAACTGTCTTCCATAGAAGCGTGTAAGCCATTGCTATGTGTGCTGTAACCTTTCCCCACTATCTCGTTGACTAGTGTTTGGGCTAAGTTTCTTGCACCTGTAGAGGTGTGCCAGAAGAATATACATCTCCCGTTTACTGCACGATTACCATTCGCATTAGCGTGTACTGATATGATTAAGTCAACACCTTGTTGTCTGTACCAATTTGTTCTGGAACGGAGTGGTGTGTCTGGGCTGTATGGTTGTTGGTACATTACCACCTCTACGCCTGAATTTTCTAATAGTGCTTTGATTTTAATCGCTAATTTGGAGTTGAAATTATGCTCTGCATAGCCTACCCCGTTGACTCGTACCCCTTTACCGCTAGTGGGGAAGGTATTGGAACCATGTCCAATATCTAAAGCTACTTTAAACTTTTTACTCATTCTGTTGTCTCCTTTTTTAGGTTCATCCTTACCCTTCAACTACGTCTTCTTGCTCTTTTTTAGCTTCCCCTATGTATAATTCATCTGTTGTAATCTCTTGTGTTCGTATTGCACTAAATCCTCCATTAAAGGCATTGACTGCACTCTCGATAAGCATGTCAATGTCTGCTGTCGAGATATCTATACCTTCTTTTTGTGCTGAGGCGATTGCTGTCTCTTTGGCTAAGTTAAACTTCTCTTCTCCATGGAGTTTTAATTGTTTACCTACTTGTTCTGCGAATTCAACTGCTGACTGTACAATCTCTTTGTGCTTGTGTCCTAAGTCAATAACTGTCTTCACTCTCTCACGTTCGGATAAGTTATCAAATAGCTTTCCTGCTTTTTTACCTAAGTATCCGAATAGTAAGGTTACCAGTACCACAACAAAGTTTAAGATAATTGGGGTCAACTCTTCCCCTAAAGTAATTAAAATATTTTCCATTAATTTATTCCTCCTGTTAGTTCTTAGTCTTTACGTCTTGTTAACTCTGTCACATAGTCCTTAAGGGCTACTGCTTGCTGAACATGTTCAAACTTGAAGCTGATGTTAATCATGTTAAATGTTTTGTCTCGCCCTTTAATTTGTTCGGTTCCAATGTCGGCTTTGACTCCTAAATCCTCTTTCCTTGTCACTTTACCTGCCAAGGCGATAATTTTCTTGGCATCTTTATTCTGTTCTTTAACCATATCCTCGGGGATTGGTAGTAGGATTTCTTGGACGTAACCGACTTGCCCTCGTCCAATCAGTTCATCAAGTTGGTAAAGTAGTACATCAATATATGTATTTAGTTCTTTCTTCTCTTTTTTAGGTAGCGTAATGACTTTGTCTAACTCTTTTTGGATATCTTTGTCCATCTATCTGTTCCCTCCCCTTATTTGTATAACTCTCTCATTCGATTATATGCTTCTAAGTACTCTGGATGCTTGGCTACGATTTCTTTACTCATCTCACTGAGGATAACTGACGCTTCTGTGATTGCTTTGTGAGCTTCTACTCGTAGTTTTTCCATTTTCTCTTGTTTAGCTTTGTGTGCTTCTTCTTCTTTTTTCTTCTCTTCTTCATTTTTTAATCGTTCTTCTTTATATTCTTCGGTTTCGAATGAGATGGCGATAGTTACCGCTTCTCCGGATAGTAAGGTTGACATTCCTGTCCCTGTCTCATCTAAAGTGACATCCCCTAAGTCTAGTACATTACCTTTCTTGACTTGTTCTACGAATAGGTCGGCTAGTTTACCTTCAGATAGATTTTTACCAATCACGACTTTAAACAATGTATGTAAGAACTCATGGTCTTCTTTTGGTAATAGCTCAAAAGTAACTGCGTACCCAGAGAAGAAATCTCCCTGTTGAGGCTTAAGTAACTTAAACTGGAAATCTGCGTACTTAGATTTTACTTCCTCAATAAGCATTCCCAATGCTAGTTCATAATCTTCCTCTTTCGCCTTTACATCTAATAACTGCCCTAAACTGTTTGTGTTCTTTAATTCCATTACACTATCTCCTCCTAAAATTGCTCCCTTGTTAACTTCTTTTCTTATTATACCAGAAATCCGTTTTATCTCATTTTGTAGCTCAACTCGTTTTTTGTCGAGCTCTTCTCGCTCTTCCTGCCTTTTTCTAGCGTATTCCCTCACCTCTGGTACGAGTACGAGGGTTACGAATACGACTAGTAAGATTATCGTGACATTAGTCACCGTAACCATAAGCGTCTAACAACTTGTCCTTCTCTTGTGTGTAGTATCCGTCTACTGTATCTGGGATATTCATCTCATGGTCTTCAACAAGGATATCGAAGGTGCGTGTACCTAAGTGTTTCGTTCTTATTCCTAACCCTCGTCTGAGTCCCTCGTTTACAAGTTCCATAAACAGTCTTACGTCAAAGTTATTAACTAATTCGTTACTATCTCCAAAAGTGAGGGTGACGTACTCCGAGTCGTAGTTGAATCCTACCATTCCCATTATGTTATTGTTCTCGTCTGCAAGGACTTGATACACTTCTGAGTCTGCACTGAATTCTCCTTGCCCTCCGATAGATGTGTGCATATCTTTTAGGGCGTTTAGCTCTTTCATACTAACTTTTTTCTTTTCTGCTCCTACCGAAGCTTTCCGTAACTCTTTAGCGTCTACAGGTTTAGGGGAGGTATCTTCCTCTTCTCCTCCGCCTCCTTGTGCTCCGTCATCACTATCCTTATTCGGGTCTTCGTAGAATGTCATCTCTGTTGGTTTTCCGTTTCTCGTAACAGTACGCTTAACCTGCTTAAGTTTAGAGTAGTCTTTCTGTCTCCTACCTCCACTCTTTTCTACTGGTTCGTATTCGGAACCTTCTGTGTAAAAGTCTACTTGTATAGGTTTATCATTTCTTGTGATAGTTCGGGTTATCTTATTATAACTCTTACCTATCCCTTTTACTAAAGGCTCTTCTGCTTCGCAAGCCATGGCGTATAAGTAGAAATCGTAGAAGTCCCTAAACCCGTAAGAAGCTGACAAGTAACCGAAGTTCTTGTTCAGCTCCTCTCGGTGAAGGATTACTCTATCTTCATCAAGTTCAATTCCTACCAATCTATGGATAGTGTCTGGATGTATCTTAGCATTTACACCCTCTTCCGCTTTAGTATCTGCAACATAAGCTAGGATGTTTTTAAACATAGTTTCTTTTTGTTCTTGGGAGTAATCCAATATCGCACCTCCTTAATTCTTGTTGAATATATCTGGTAATGTTGGTTCTGGGTTGTATTGTAATCCAATGAAATCTGAGTTAAATCCATATGTTCCGGAACCAAAGTGTAATTCTCTTAGTCTTTCTACGCCTAACATAGCGTAAACTGCACTCTGAGCGTAGTGGTCGTCTCCTCGTCTTCCTATAACTTGCCTAAACTCTCCTGTACGCTCGTCTTCAACGTCTCGAATGGTTACATTCTTCCAGTGGTTTAAGTACGCCTGTAGCTGTCTATCGTTAGGCATATTTGGGTGGGTGACTACGCCCTCCTTCAACCAACTAATATAGCGTTTGTTTTGCATTAACTTATCTACTTTTACTTTATGGCTCTCTTCATTCCATGTAGGTATAAGCTGTCCCGTTGATTTAGGTGATGAGTTATACTCACACCCGAATACTTTGTTGTTTCCATAGTACTCTATTAATTTTGCTACTTTATCTCCGGAGTCTCCAATATCTGCAATGATTATGTCTGGCTTCACTTTAGCTAAATACATCTTAACTTGTTCTAAGTCAGCTCCAATATTCATTGAGTCAGTTGCTCCTGTTTTTGCTACGTTCTCTAATCCGATAAGGTCAATCTGTCCGTTATTACGCATCCCGATGGTTGTTAACCAGTGCCTATTCCTTTATACCCTCGGTTTCCCGATATTTATTAGGGGAGTAGACTATATCATAACCTCAAGTTTTGTTATGAGGTTCCTTGTGTTACGTTGCATTAGTGCTTATCAGACATCGTGGTATCCAATAACGCTTTTACTTTCTCGTAAGTATCGTAGGTATAAGGGATTTCGATTAGTTTAATCCCCTTATTATCTGCATATTCCCTCTTTAAGTAATCGTGTTTCTTCTGGTTCTTAAAGGCTACGTCCCCACCAAAGAACTCGACAGGGTAATAATGTTGTATCCCTTGAAACTCAATAAGGATTTCATGACTTGGTATATAAAAGTCGTAAGATAACAACTTCTGTCCTCGTAAGTCTTCAAAAGATTTCTGTGGTTGGAAGGTGTGATTATTCTCGGTTAAATACCTCCGTATATTAGTTTCTCCAGAACTCTCTTTACATGCTGAACATCTTGTACCGTTTATGAAATTATTTGGTGTGACTTCTCCAATGGCTCCGCACGAGTGTTTATACCTGAGTTTAATATCATCTCCGTGGTACTCTTCTAGAAATTCGTAATCAGTACCAACTAAGTCATAAACTTGTTTTAACCAGTCCTCAGTAGCCTTTATTCTACTTCGAAAGTGGCAGTCTTTGCACCGTCTTCCTTTAATAAAATCACTTGGGGCTACATAGTACTCAATTCCACAAGTAGAGTGTTTTATCTTTACTCGGTCATGATGTCCTGTGTATTCTGTGATAACTGTGTACTCTTTGTCTGCTAGTTTATGTACTATATCTTTAAACTCTTCAGTCGTCCTCTTCCTATAAGGATTACAGTATGGGCATCTATTACCTTGTTTAAAAGCTCCAGGAGTTACCTTGTAGCTTCCTCCACATTTCTCATGTTTAACTAGTATTTTGCTATGGTTCCTTTTATATTCCTCTAAAAATATATAGTCATCTCCTACGAGAGATTTAACCTCTTTTTTCCACTGCTCATTAGTTTTCTTTTTTACCATTACTACCCTCCTTTACGTAAGTTATTCACGATGTATTACTAATGCAACTCTCATTCAGTTCTAGTCTAACACATTTGTTAGATTACCCGAATAGTTAGTCGTTCGAGCTCTTCCTCCTAATTACTTAGGATTCTTTGCTACGGGATTGCCTCTGCCCTTCTCAGGGTTTAGGTTCTCTTACCAGCTTATTCGATATTCAGCTATGCCCGTTTAACAAGGTTTTACATTAAGTATTACTACTTAAGGGGGCAAAACATTTACCCCAGTCTATTCCTGTTGCAACAAACTTGTAGTCTTCTCTATCTTGTAGATACGCTCTTCTATCATTTAAGTTTCTGTATACATCATCGTCTTTTACTGCAAACTTAACATCTTCGTACGGGAATCCTAATATATAGTTATAAAATGCTTGCTTAGACGTTGAATTTAATTCTTTTGTTTTTAGGTCATCGGCACTTATCCAGACGGCATTGAGTTGAGAAATCATATAACCTTTTATACCATTGTTCCCTTGTACTCGTTCAGGGTGCTTAGCAACCCATTGCCCGTTGTACCATCTATCAAGTGGCTTACCACATTTCTTACAAACGAATTGGTAAGAACCTGGAACAACTGTTTTAGCAATATAATCAATCCCATCAGGGTTAACATTAAGGATGTTACCTCCCGCATTTTCAGAACTTGGGTCATAATCCTCATAACTTAGTTGGTTATAGTGGTTACATCTTTCGCACTTATGTAGGTACCAATTCTCGTCTGATTGAACAAATAGCCGGTGAATCCCATCGTTCGGAATTGATGGTGTGCTCCATCGGTTAAATATTTGATACTTGGATGAGGACATGGACTGTTCTGCTGAAGCTTCTGCAAGTCCTGGGACCCGGTCATCAGTTAATACCCTCGGTTTCCCGATATTTATTGGGGGCTTGGACTATATCATAATCCTACGTTTTGGTGTAGGATTCTCTACGTTACACCTTTCGGCTTTTATCTAGTTCTCAGTATACCCTTTTGTATACCTATCTAGAAATTTAGTCTCTCGGCATTTACAGGCTAGAGCCTGATTTAGCACGGGATTGTCATAGGAGCTTCGCTCCCTTAGAGTTTCCCCGTTTAGTAGAGTTTATTGTATTAGCTATTACTAGCTAACTGAGCGTGATTATTCACTCATCTAGTGCTACGTAGTCCACATCTATCCCTTCGAGAGCACCAGGTTTTGAACTTGACCTGAAGAAAACAAAAGAATCTCTTATTTTTTTAACTTTAAGAGAATCCGTATCTGGGTCTAATATTGTAGAATAATACCCCTGATGTAGAGCAGGGTCTAATCTTGTTTTTACGAAATCTTCCATTGCACTATTCGTCAATTCTACCGTAGCTTTCGCTATACTTTAACACTCATTTAAGAGTCGGTTTAGACTATATCATAACCTTACTTTTTGGTATAAGGTCTTCCGCTTTACTTTCTTGTTTTATATTCTTGCTAAGTACCTCTGCTATACTGTCTCCTGTAACAGTATAAGGTATTCTTACAAGTTTAATTCCCTTTCTTTTTGCATATTCAGTTTTTATTTTATCTTTTCTTACCTGCTCCTCGTATCTAGTTAATCCTCCGAAGAACTCTACTGGCTCAAAGTGTTGTTTCCCATCATACTCTATTAGTATATCATACTCTGGTAGGTAGAAGTCGAATTGTAACAACCGCTTATCCTTACATCCTGGAAATGATTTCTGAGACTCAAACATTATCTTGTTCTCGGTTAGATACTGTTTAATATGTTTCTCTCCCCAGGAGCTTGCACACTCTGGACAACCACTAATACGAAGTACTGCATTGGGTTCCGCACTGAATACCGTTTCACACTTTGTACATTCAAAGTCAATCTTTGTGTGAGTGTTGATATACGTTGAGTTGCATACTATACTCCCGCTATGCCTACTTTGTAGTTCCTGTAAGAACGTATCTTCAGATTTCCTCTGAATCTCACTCATGTACTCTCCTCTGCAATGCTTACATACTCGTGCTCCAGAAAGGGCTGTGGAAGGCTTCTTTTTAAAAGTATATCTATGAGTCTTACAGTGTAATTCTACAGGTGTGAAGGAATCTTTGTAATTTCCTACAACAATAACTTCACCTTTGTAAATATTATTCACCTCTTCGGTAAAGGTGTCCTGTGATTTAGTCTTAAACTGGTTATCTTCCGCACAGCTAGGACATCTCCTACCCTTTATAAAGTTATTTGGTGTTATCTTCCATGCAGTACCGCAAGTGTTATGTTTCATCTCTAGTTTGTCTTTTGTTCGTGTGTACTTACCTATTACAGTATACTCGTCTCCAACTAGATTGTATACATCTGCTAGATACTCTTCATGTGTTTTTCTCTTTGTCATCTTCTACCTCCTCCCTCTTTAAATTTGTTATTCAGGATTTTTTTTATAAAACAAGATTTTCTTACCTGGTTCTCACTTCACCCGTTTGTGAAGCTAACCAGAAATTTAGTCGTTAGGCATTTACAGTACTTTCGTACTGATTTAGCACGGGATTACCTCTATCCTATTGTACAGTATTACGTACGGTATGTCAAGGACTTTAGGCTCTCTTATCAGCATATTGGTTATTTTGCTATGCCCGTTTAACGGAATGTTTCCACTACAAATTACTCTGTAGTGCCCCATCTATCTAGGGAATGCGTATAGTGCTTTTATAGAATCATAGCTTCTTGTGTCCATAAAGTGTATAAGTTTCAATACCCCTAATTCACTTAGCCCGAGCTGTCTCGATTTAATTACCGCTAAGTTTGGGTGGGGGTCATTTAGCATTTGGATTTGCCCATTTATTGTATACCCTCGGTTTCCCGATATTTATTAGGGGTCTAGACTATATCATAATCCTACTTTTAGGTGTAGGACTCTCTACGTTACTTCTCTACTTTATCTATGAATTTTTTTACTAGCCTTTCTACAGTGGCTTTACTGCTTGTGTACTTTATTCTAAGGAGGGGGATACCATTATCTTTACAATAGTTAGTTTTCTTGGTGTCATTTGTCTTAGTTTCTTTAAACTTAGATTCTCCACCAAAATAATCAAAAGGCTTGTAATGCTGTATACCATCATACTCTATGATACCAACAACCTCTGTTTGGTTAGTTAGTGCAAAGTCAAAAGGTAAAGGTCGTGTGTTCCTGCAATCTTCAAAAGTGTGCTCTTGGATAAAGCTAACTTCATACTTGTTTAACAAATTCTTTACTAACTTCTCTCCTTTAGATGACTGACACACGGGACATCCACTAGTGTGTAGTATATGAGAAGCTCTGACATCCCAAGTGTACCCACATAATGTATGAGTTACTCTAACTTTACTCAGAGCGTCTTTATACTCAGAACCTTCTACCAAGGCGTATTCCCCTGAATGTTTTTCTTGGAGCTCTTTTGAAAAACTATCGGTAGTCTTTAGTTTCTTCGAGGGTTGTTTACTAAAGCAATAAGGACAACTAATCTCGTTAACAAACATGCTCCTAGGTCGAGTAGAGAATACTGTACCACATGAGTTATGGTTAAATAGAAGTTTCGTTGAGTTGTTCGCATATTCCTGACCCTCAACTAATGTGTACTCATCTCCATGCAATTTGTAAAGTTTGTTAGAGTACTCTTCTGTGCTAATAGATTTTGCTCTGTATTGGCAATTAGGGCAACCCAGTTTTCCTGGAGCTCTTAGTATGTTTACTGGTTTAGTTTCCCACTTGTGCCCGCATACATTATGCCTGAACAGGGCAGGATTTACCTGTGCTGTGAATCCTGATACTAGAGAAAAATCTTTTCCTTTCTTATTCTCTAGTTTTTCTATTAGCATCTTCGTTCGTTCTTCTATACTAGTCACTTATGGTACCTCCTCTCTTTTATTTTTTTTTTTACTTTCATAAGTAGTAGAGTTTTTTTATCCGGTTTTCACTTCACCCATTTGTGAAGCTATCCAGAAGTTTAGTCGTTTGAGATTTCCTCCTAGTTAACTAGGATTCTTTCCTACAGGATTACCACTATCCTATTGTACAGTACTATGTATAGTATGTCAAGGACTTAGGCTTTCTCACCAGCTTATTGGTTATTCAGCTATGCCTGTTTAGTAGAGTTTAAAGACCACAACAAATTCATGGTCTATGTGACTGTGCTTTCTCTGAGTTCCGTCCTGACACATTAAATGTCATTGGTCTCCCTTTTATTGTGTGATTCCTTAGTGCATAAGATGATGGTCTTAACATATCCATTACATATGCTAGTTGTTCTGGTGTCACCCTATCCGTGTTGAATATATTTTTCGTCATTGCTAGTAGTTCTTTCCCGTCAGGGATACTGTTTGTCATTCTTAAAATACCCCCTCGTTGGTTTTATTAACTTCTGCTTCTCGTCTTGTTAACAGTTCGGCAATTTCTTCTGCTGTCTTATTCTCAAACTCGAAGTCGTTAATATAATCCTGGTCTTCCTCTTCTTCATTTCTTGCTTTCACTGTAGTGATGCTATCCTCTAACAGCTTCCTTTGCTCTCTTGGTAGTGCAGGTAACTTACCTGAACCTTCTTCTCCATTCTGTAGGTCGTTCACAGACAGGAACATATTGTATAGTCTCATCACGTCCGAGATATCTGTGACTTCTATACTTCCGGCTTCCACTTCTTCAGTAAATTTTCTAAGGAGCTTGAGGGCTACCATGTTAAAGGCACTGCCTACTTCTTCTTTTGCGTTCACACTATTCTTCTTATTATTGATGTTTTCTCTTAGCCTGTCTGACATTTTCACTTAGTAATGACCCCCTTTCACT